AACTTGTAGTAAACAAAAATGGAACAAGGCCTACTCCATCCTTAGTTGCCGTTAAGCAAAGTGGTTTCTTAACAGTAACACCTAATGGGCCATCCGACACTAGCTTGGCGACAATTTCTTCACCTGCTGTGGTTTTGATTGTTACGATTTCGCCTTCTGCAATACCTTTATTGATTAACATGTTTATCCTTCGAAATGTTTTTTGAGTTCTGTAAACCCGCCTATTAATTTATCGTCTAAAAATATCTGCGGCACAGTTCTGGCATTGGGTACTGCTTCCAGTAATTGTTCACGTGTGTAATCTTTATTAATATTGCGTTCTTCGAATTCAATACCTTTCATTTTTAACAATGCCTTTGCTTGATCGCAATAAGGACATTGATTTTTACTCCATACAATAGCTGTCATAATATTTCCTTTGTGTTATTATAGCGCAGGCAAGGCATCGTAGTCAATACCTTCTCCCATAATACCAATTACATAATTAGTCGATTCGTTTTCTTGTAGTGCAGTTTGTTTTTTACTTGTATCTGAATGTTTATTGAACCAAGGAATCGGAGTTGATTTTGGAGCAGTCTGTTGATACTTAATACCGATATCCTTTAAAGCACTGACCGCGGTATAATCGACAAAATCAATTAGAATATTTGCATTAAGGCCGATTACCGGACCTTTCTTAAACAAATAGACTGCCCAATCTTTTTCTTCACGGATAACATCCATGTACATTTGATAAACTTCCTGCTCACATTCTTCTTTGGCTTCTACAAAACGTGGATCTTCTTTGACTACTTGATTGATAATATAAGCAGTCCAACCTTTGTGTAGTAGTTCATCCTGTAGAATCAAACTGATAATGTTGCCATTACCAATAAAAATCTTATTCTCTACCATTGCAAGAGAAGTTGCAAATGATACCATGAAGCGAAAGGCTTCGAGGGCGTAACTAGCATTAAGAGCCATCCAAATAGCTTTAATATGTGTTTGTTCATTGATCTTTTCTCCGGCTTCTTTACGGCAATTGATAAGATGAAGTGCATCATAATATTTGCCAACACTTGATGCCATACTAACAATTTCTTGTGTGTCGTGAATAGTGTTGAATATATCCTTAGGCACATTATAAATGTTACGGATTATATGACTATAGCTTTTGCTATGAATGTTTGTTTCAAAAAATCCCCAATTATACATTAATGCTTCTAGCTCAGGAATACTGCATACTGGTGTAAACACTTGTGTTGGGCCGCGTCCTTGTAAACTATCTAACGCAGTCTGTCGTAATAGATTGCTTGTAAAGATGTGTTTGATAGCTTCGCTGGCATCTTTAAAGTCATTAGCATCTTTACTCAAACTAATTTCTTCTGGTTGCCAAAAGAATCCACGTGCTGTTGCATCAAAGTCTGCAATCTTTTTATATTTTACTTCCTCAAATCTTTGAATGGTCACTGGACCTGCAGGATCCAAGAACATCTTTCGATTGAGATAGTCTGTCTTTGTGTTTAAATTATATTGTGCTTGGCTCATGTTCGTTTTATTCTTGTGTTAAATGATAGACTTATTCTATCTTCTTTTGCCATATTCTGTTCTACACCGTGAGGCATAAAACTAGGAAAGGCTACTAACAATTTAGGTTCTGGTACTAGAGTAGCAACCGTAGAAGTTATCGGTGTACGATGACGACTTTCGATAGATCCCCAAAAATGATTTATCATATCAAATTCTCTAGTAATTTTCAATGGTGCCGCAGGTTCGGGTATACTAATATAAAATGTGCCGGATAAAATTCCGCTATGAGTATGGACAACATTGTAACCAGATTCGGAATTAATATTAAACCATAATGATTCGAATTCTAATTCTTTTGGAGAATCTAAGTCTGCCATGCAATTTTGTAAACGTGTAAGAATAATTTCTAAAATATTTTCTAAAGGTGTGTCGACAAAATCTTCTGTGAACTTAGTCTTACTTTGAAAAGATTTTCCTCGATTGGAAATATTTCTTCCAAAATTATCTTGACGATTCAATTGATGCAAATAAGTTTCTGCATCGGATAAGTTTTGATCAGATATTTCGTATAAAATGTCCGACCAAAGAGGTATCGAAAATACTGGATTTAGATGCATTATAGTTTACAAGCCTCGCAATCTTCTTCGTTATCAAAGTCTATTACTTCTAACGGTTGTATATCTTCAACAGCCTTACTACCAGCTTTGTTAATTAAACTGTAGTAGAATGTCTTCAACCCCCAAATATGTGCCTGCATTAGATTTTTAATAATCAATGTAGTTGGCACTTTACGATCTGCCCAATGTGCTGGATTGTAAAATGTGTTAGTACTTATACTCTGGTCAACATAGGCGGCAAGTATTGCGGCTGTTTTAAGATATCCATCGCAATCCTTTTGATCCCACATGAGTTGATATTTGTTTTTAAGTTTATGATATTCAGGAACAACTTGAATAAATGATCCTGCTTTACTTTCCTTAACGCTGATCAAACTCATGGGTAACTCAATTCCATTAGTGCTGTTTATAACAACACTACTGCTTTCAACTGGTGCAATAGCCATTAAGGTTGCATTGCGTACTCCGTACTGCTTCATATTAGTACGTAGTGTTTCCCAGTCAAGTTCTGGGGCAAAGTTTGCTAACTCATTAACACCCTCTGCTCGTAATTCCCAAGGGAATATGCCTTGACCATATCGTGTCTTATCACTATGTGTACACGATCCGCGTTCTTTCGCCAATTCTACTGTAGCTTCTGTCAAGTAGAAGGCTTGATGTTCCATCCAGGATTTAACATCTTGTAAGGCATCTTTATCGCCATACTTAAGACCACGCTTTGCATGCCAGTAGGCCAGGTTAGTAACACCAATGCCTAATGGCTGTATTTCATCATTACTTAGTTTACTTTGTATAGATAAGAAGTCTTGATAATCTAGAATGTTGCATAGGCTACGTTGTAAAATACGACAAGCCCGACGCATGTCTTCTGGATTACGGAAAGCTCCCCAGTTGATTGATCCTAACGTACATAACGCTATGCGACCTTCGATGTCATCCAGACGTTTGAAAGATTTTGTAGGCAATAGGATTTCACAACACAAGTTACTTTGATAGATAGTATGATACTCAGGATCAAATGGGCCTTGATTTTGCACATTGTCGATAAACACAAGATAGATACGTCCTGTGTCTGTACGCTCTTTTAGAATGCCACCTTTGAATACATCCTCTGCGTTCATAACTTTCTTACGTAAGTCTGTACGCTTTTCATATTTTACATACAGTTCTTCAAATTTCTCTGTATTACGATAAAAGGCTTCATATAAGTCGGGTACTTCATTCGGATCAAAGAAGGTAATGTTTTCTTTGTTCTTGAAGCGGCGCCAAAAGAACTTGCTAAGGACAACTCCGTAGTCCATGTGTCTAACTCTTGTTTCCTCTGTGCCTTGGTTGTTCTTAAGAACAATAAGATCATCAAACTGATGATGCCAAATGGGATAAAATACTGTAGCACTTGCATTACGAATACCTCCTTGACTGCATGAGCGTAAATCTCCGAACCATTTCTTTAAGAATGGTATCATACCAGTATGCATGATTTCGCCACCGCGAATTGGGGAGCCCAATGGGCGTAGTCGACCGATTTCCAATCCGATCCCCGCACGTTTACTGGCATACTTGGCCATCATTTCACCAGAGGCAAAAATGGAATCCAAATCATCATCACTACGAATAAGAACGCAACTACTAAATTGCTTAGTAGGAGTTCCAAGACCGGCCAACACAGGAGTAGCAAGAGTAAACAAACCATCTGAAGCGGCTTGGTAATACTCTTTAATATAACGCATCCTAGCACTGTTAGGATCTTCCTTGTGAAAGACTGTAGCCGCGGCAATAATATATCTAATTTGCGGAGTTTCATAAATTTCCTTTGTCGCACGATTGCGTACCAAATACTTTTCTATTAACTGCTCGATTGCCGCGTAACTATACTGTTCATCTTTTTCATGATCTAGCATAGCATCCATTTTATTCCAATCTTCTTCGGTATACCAATCTAATAGTTCCGGAGTATACAATCCTATTGATACATTTTTTTGTACAATAGAATAAAGACTTGGTACTTGATATTGTCCGTATACATCTTTGCGTAAGATGCTTAGGCGTTGCTTGCCTGCAACATATTGATAATTTGTATGTCCCACATCTGGGTTTGATTCTACATCAATCAAATCAACTATAGCACGTAAAGTAATATTATCAATTTCGTTTGTAGTAATGCTATCATAAAAATGAGGCTGGCTCTTGATCTCAATCATACTTTGACTGACATCAGCAATACCTTTACAAACTTTTGCTACCTGGGCTTGCCACTTTTCAACGGCTAAGGGTTCCCTGCTTCCATCTCTTTTAATAACTGTAATCTTGGTCATTGCTCTTTCTTTTAATTGTTCTGTGTTAACTGTTGCGTTTAGGTAGTATTTAGTGGTGACTAAAACGACCAAGAACTTATTCTTAGTCGTTGATTTTTGTAAGGTTTTGACGGGATTTTAACTGGCGCCGGCGTATATTTTATCATAGTAACAAAATAAATTATATACGCATTTATTTTATATGTCTATGAGTTTGAAATTATAAATTGGCAGAATATGTAAAATCGAAGTAACCAGATTCTCCAGACTGGTTGTTGGTATAGTTAATTGCTATTGAATATGGAACTTGTCCGGCGGCACCTGTGTAGGTATTGCCGTTAAAGTCTAAGAAACTCGTTGTAAAATTCAAAATAATTGCAGTTGTTTCCAAAGCATCATCTGATCCAGCAAAATCATATTCGTCACTTAATTGAATTTTTCTTGCATCAATATTAGCACTGATGGTCATTGTTCCTCTGCGGCTAAAGTTGTGTCCAGTACTTTGATACAAGTAACTTATTACATAATTGATTGTGCCAGCAGGATTGCCAGAATTATCCATACTCACTGGCAAGCGGAATAGGAACATACTACTACTTG